TCAGATGGTTCGTGACTTGAAATGGGAATTAGGGAAGGCTTAGGTATAATAGAAGTATGCGATTTAAGATTGGAAATGACATTATACTCGGAGGTGATTCAGCTTATAAGTTAGTATCGCCTATTTCAGGCTTGTCTGCTCCTGCTATTAGAACGGCAGATGGAGTTTATGCTGGTGTTGATGGTGGATATGTTTCATCTCAATTATACGGCTTTAGAACCATTACCCTAAGTGGCTTTTATAAAGGTGAGAGTTGTCAGGAGGCTGATGATTTAAGATTGGGATTGATGAATAAGTTACATATCAGGCAGAATTACCCTATTATGATTAGCACTTTTTCAGGCAGGAACTACTATACAGAGGGATTTATTGCCGATGTTAAATCAGATATCACAATGCCTACTGCTGGAGAGTTCCAAATTACCCTCATCTGTCCTGATCCTATAATTTACGATGGTGGAGATGGAACTTCTCCTCAATCATCACTCTTACAACAAGTATTTTACAAGGAAAAACCTGGTGGCTTTACCATTCCGTCAGATATGCCTGTACAATGGGTTTCGGGACAAGTGGCTACAAGTATTATGAATACTGGATCGGTTGAAGTTTACCCGCTTATTATTCTTAAGGGTACTTATACTAATCCAAAGATTACTAACATCGTAACTAACCAGCACATAAAAATGAATTTGACTATTTCTGGTGATTCAGAGTTGCGAATTGATATGAAAAAACGTATAATAACTCTTAATGGAGTTAGTGTAGCCTCATCACGAGCCCTAGATTCTACATGGTGGTCGCTGAAAAGAGGTGAAAATAGAATTGTACTAGAAACTAACAAGCAAACAGACACAGACTTCGGAACTATCATTTGGCGAAACGGTTTTGAGGGCATTTAAGGGGGAATATGCAAGAGCCATCAGAGCTTAAAATTACACAACTAGACATTGAAGTTTACAACTGGAAAACAGGTGCTTATGTTGCTGATTTTTCTCATATTCTTTCCAGTGGTTTACGAGTTACGTGGAAATTAAATGATGTTGATGAGTTTGATTTCGGACTAGACTACGAACAATTCAAGCTTAAATGTAAAGAAATGGAAGTACCCGCTGATGAAGTTTTATCACCAGGCGTTCACGATATCAGAGTTCGTTACAATGGAAAATATATTATCGGCGGCTATGTTGCTCAGATAGATATCAATTTAAATAAAGAGAGCAACAATACTCTTCAAGTTAGATGTCTAGGATTCTTAAATCTATTTAAAGGTAGAATTACAAATGCTCAATATTCTCGAAAAACCTACGCACAAATAGCACGCTCTCTGGTTGTGGATTCTCAGCAAGCTCAACCTATAAATAAGACAGCTGTACCAGGCGTGAATACAAATGGCTGGGTATTCGCATACGCATTGAAAAATGAGGGAGATGGGGCTGTTTATCGAGATGATATTAAAAAAGCTGCTTTTGTAGCAACTCCTATTCCTAACGACCGGGGTTCATTAGCTGTTAAATTAAATATACCCGCAGGCACTAAGGTAGATATTTCATGGAGGCAACTCATACCTCCTAGCTATCAAAATGCAAAAATAATCGAGCGTTCTCAGGTAGGTATTTCTAGTGACCAAGTTATCTTAAGAGAGTTTGCAAGGAGCGACTTCGATAATACGTGGCACGAATACAAGATTACAAACTATTCAATGATCAATGACAATGGCTGGTTAATGATAGAAGGTAATGATCCTACTCGCAGACCGATACACGTAACAGATTTCAGAGTTACATATTCTTTTGATGATGATTCCTTATATGATTTACGAGTTCCGCTAGGTGTAGATACAGCTTCTTCAGCACAATTAGATAACCGCCAACGAGGTTATGAACTTCAAGATGTTAAAGAGGGTATTGTTAACCTGACCAAGCTTGAAAATGACAACTTCGACTTCTCTTTTACTCCTGATAGGCAGTTTAATGTATTCGATAAAAAAGGTCAAGATAAATCTCAAGATATCCATATTTCGTACCCATTTAATTTAGAAGGTGGAACTATCACGCGAGATATCAGTGATATGGTTAATTATTCTTATACTATCGGATCTGGTATTGGTGATGAAAGGCTGGAAGCAATAACCCATGACAAAGAATCTCGTAAAAAATACGGAACTATTGTTAAGACTAAAACTTTGAATGATGTTAAATTATCCACAACTCTATACCAACACTCCCGTGGAGAAGTTGAATTAGGAAGAATGCCAACAGATATTCCATCCCTGACCGTAGGAGATGGCTCTATAAATCCTACCACTATCGAAACTGGAGATATTATCTCTGTAGAGATGGAAAATGATAATTATCTTGATAGCATTACAGACAAGTATCGAATTACTGGTATGTCTTGGAATATTACAAATGATATGGCTGAAACAATGACTCTAACACTTAAACGAGCTTCTATTCCGCGCAAGAAACCAATCTATATCAGATATATAAAAGACATCATCAACGGCAGTAATGTAAACTCAGGAAATCACTGGGTTCAGATTCAAGCTATCGAAATGCAAGACAGCGAGCCGATTAACCGAGCTTTCAAGGCTAATGTAACTAGTTATCCTGAGGGTATTCATTTCCCAGAAAAAATTACCAATGGAAACCTAGCAACCGCAGACTATGCTTATCTTGACAATACTAAAGTGAGCGTAACCGTAGATCTAGGAAAACCATATCCTATTGATTATGTGAAAGTCTGGCACTATTATGGCGATGGAAGAAGATACTATACAGATGGAGTGTCGGCAGGACTTGAAAATAAACCTGCATATGAACCACTAGAATATCAATTGTGGAGCAATTATATGTACCCAGAGCAGGCTAGAGGTCGTATTTCAGGTTGGGTTCAGCTGGAGGATATGTAGTGGACTTCGCAAGCAGATTAACTAATCTTGAACGACAATTTATTCAGATGAAGTCTAACCAAGCGTATAAACTGAGTGAAGCTAAAGTCTTTCGTTTTAAATCTCATAGAATGGCTAGCAAGCCTAGCCACGGCGGTTGGGCAGTAGACTTATCTTACCGATTCGTACCGCTAGATGGTAATGATTCATTTATGTATGCTGTCTTGCGTGTTTATAACAAAGATGGTATTGAGGCATCTATATCAAGCGTTCGAAAAACCTTAGAAACTACTAGTAGTCTATCTAATTACAGTATTGAAAATAACACACTTATTCTTAGTTGTGATCGATTTACTTTAAGTAGCTACCAAAGTTATCCAGACATCAGTGATAAATCTCTCCTACCATTTTCTGTACAATTAGAAATAGTTAGCTTCTCAGACGGAGCATTGCAGGTGAGTGAATTATAATGGAACGTCTTAAAGAATTAGAAGATCAAATAATACAATACCAGGCTAGGAACCGTTTCGGTTCAGGAATGGTAAAGGTGATAGAATCTCAGATAACTCTTAATCAGTGGGATAAAGAGATTATTATTGACACTCCATTTCAGGCACCAGGGAACTGGATCTACTGGGCAACTCTTCAGTTAGATTTCATTGGTACGGGTGGAATAAAACCTCCCTACATGATTATCATGGAAGCCGAAGTGAACGGCAAAAATATAGTAGAATATCCTTGGTTCGGCGATGTTGATTATACATACACTAGGCAGATGGCTTATGCAGGCGTAGAACCACCCTTCCTTGGCTGGATCCCTGAATTAGGAGAAAACAATCTAGAGTTCATTAGCATTGGGGTTTCTAATTTTTCGCAACCACCCTCTGCACGTTATAAAATAAAAGTCTATTCTACTTACGAATGTACCATTCAGATAACTCGAGAAAAACAAAGAGATATATAAAATTATGACACCAGAAGAGCGTTTAACAGCATTAGAAAATAGTCTACTTAAAATGAACTCACCTCAACCTGCGAGTGCGGATTCTTTGAAATTTTATAAATACCAGGTACACGTACCGTTCACTGGGAATATAGGTGAATCTATGAAAATCCTACTATACTTTATTACAACATCAGAGGACATACCTCTTGTTATGTTACATAGAAATCCAAGCAGTTGGGGTTCATCGTCATATATGATTCACCCTAATGCAGGATCGACCAAAAACACAAAGAAATACTATGTCGAGCAGGAGGAGAGTACAACATATATCCTATTGTCAACACAGCCAGGGTCATTCTATCGAGCGTGATAAAATAGAATTATATGACAACATTTGTATCTAATCGCGATTCAGGCGGAAAAACTAATGAAGATGGACATTTCCGAATACTCTCCGAAATTCTAGGAGGTGAGATTATTCGTGGATTTGAGGTAACTGCCCGAACATCACCATCTATGGTATTGAATATATCTGAAGGAGCCGCTATGGTTCCTTTCAGTACCTATTCTTATGGTGTATGGTCAGACTCCATTGAAGAAATAATTATTCCAGGTGCGGATAGCGTTAACAATCGGATTGATTGTGTAGTTGCTTATGTCGATCGAGCTATGAATTTTACTTCTGGACATATCAATAACCCAGGTGGTCTTAAATTTAAGGTTGTTAAAGGCACTCCAACATCCACACCAGTACCAGCAACACCAAGTCAAATACAAGCAAGTATAGGTGCAGGTAACCCATATATCGTGTTAGCTAATGTGACAGTAAATCGAGGAGTAAGTGCTATTCCAGCTTCCTCTATTGACAATGGAGCTAAGAAACCTGCTAAACTTTCTGACAATATTGCATCTGCTGGATTTTTAACTTCTCGAGATAGTAAGATTGAGTTTGATCTTATTGAAGAGGGCGATTCTCTACCTAGTGCGAAACCAGGCAAAACTCTAATAGTATTCATTGCGGGAAGGAGTTAATCCGTGGCGGCAAGGGGCTGGCAATGCGTATTCGGTGACGTACCTGAATGCTGGGTTCAGGCTTTTGATGATGTAATTAGGCGAGAAGGTAACACTATTTACTATCAGTTTAATGTTGCCGCTAGAACAGGAAATACATACGGGCAAGGTTACTGGGATTATCCTTGGATGGTCGACTTAAGCGTTGACAATAAAAATCTATCTACTAACAGACTAATAAAGCCCTATACTGGTTGGCGAAGAATTATTCGTGGTCAAGAGCATTGGATGCATTTACACTCAGGCTATTACACTGGCTCAGTGGAGGTACATAGTCTAGCAACCACAATCCGTTTGTATATATTTTTCCACGACACAATGGGACATACAGGTGCGGCTGAATACTGGATCCCAATCCCTCGAGCCTCAGCTCCATATAATCTAGCTATAGGTGAATCAAAAATCAAGACCACTTCTGCTCAAATAACCGCGTCATGTATGAATACTAGCGAATATAGCAAGATAGTCAAGTGGGAATTGGATTATGATGAATCTCCATCATATGGCAAAAATCTTCATATTGATACTAACGACAGTAAAGCTACATTCGATTTATCAGGACTTAAGACTGGTACTCGCTATTACTATAGAGCTAGAGTTACAACAGACATTGGGCTATCTTCCGAAATAACAGGTTCATTTATGACAGAGGACATTACTTATGCACAAAAAGTGGTGGAAGGTAAGCCAGTTACTAAAGTAAGAGCGGTAGCTATCTATCCAGATGGGTCAACTAAACGAATTGAAGGGATCAAGGTAATCAAATGACAGCAAGAGCATATGCCGTAGATTTAATTCAATCTATCGGTGAAAAGGCAGGACTAACTTCTCACTTAGAGGAGCATTTAATCGATGGAATGGATGTTTCTCAATTGCTTGTAGAGGTTCTTAATTTAAGACGAAAACAAATGAAGGACTTAATGGCTTTATCAGACAATCCGAACCCGAAATACTGGTGTGACTTCAAGCACGCAGTAAAAGCCTTTACTCTTGATACTGAGGTTTATGAAGCCGATCAAAATGAAACTAATCTTGAAAATATGAAACGCTCGGCAGATATTCTAGCTGGAGTTACTAGTTTATTCCTCGGTATGGAATTTGCTAGTTGTGCTAGATGTTTGTATGATCAACTTTTAATTGACATTAAGAAAAAAGAAAAGGAGGAAAAAAATGGATAGAATTAATGAATGGATTAACAATGCTCCAGGACGACGAATTGACGTAGATGGAAGTTACGGATTACAATGTCTAACTAAAGAGTCTTATATTGTCAGGGGTGATGGAAGTCAGATTAGTGTGGCAGATATTACTGAAGGCGAACAGGTTATCTCATCTAGTGGCGGTGTAAACACTGTTATGAGCAATAAACCAATTTCAACGTCTGTATACAGAGTTAAGACAGACACTGGTATTTTTAAGGCATCTGCTGAGCATCTTTTTCAAATGAGAGATGGTACATTCAAAGAGGCTAAAAAGATACAGGTAGGTGATGAGATACGCTTGTTCAACTTAAAATCTCCTCGAACACTCGATCTCACTGACGACGAGTTGCGTTTTCTAGGCTTTTGGCTAGGTGACGGCACTAAAAATTACAGGTGGAAAGGCTCAAAAATCCCAGCAGTGTTTGTAACTGTTGGGTGCGACAGGAAACGTCAATTCCTGGATAGTCTTAATGTGGAACTGAATATGTATAGTCATTCCGATAAAAAGGCATCGCAATATCACGTAGTCAACAAACAACATCCTCAATTAGTGCAGTTTATTCACGAGCTACAAGGTAAAGAACTACCTATTAATATTGCGGCAAACCAGACACAGTTTATATTGGAAGGATATTTACAGGCTGACGCTTATGAGAAGCGACCTGGTGTTTATATAGCTACATCTACGAATCGCTCTCTAGCATTGACTATGCAACAAGCTGCCATTGCCTCTGGGTATAAAACCTCTATCTCTGAACATAGGGAGCGGTCTGCTACAAACTTGTGTGAACACCCAAGTGATATCACAACCTTATATATCAATAAAAATAAACAGCCATCTGGCGTAGTAAAGACCGTCGAATTACTTGATGAGCAGGAAACAGTATACTTACTAGAACTGGATGGAGATAAAACATATGTAGCAGACAACCACTGCCACCATAACTGCAAAGATGTCATTGATGACTATTGTTTATGGCTGTTTAATGACTGGGTAAATACAATTCGTCCTGCTAATGCTAGAGAGGCTTTTGCTAATTCTAATGAAGAGTATTTCGAAAAGATAGTTAACAATCCAAATGATCCAAATCTAATTCCACAAAGAGGCGACATTATTATCTGGGGTGCTATGAGTGGAAATCCTTATGGACATATTGCAGTTGTTGCAGGAGCAGACACTAATGGAGTTGATGTTATTGAACAAGACGGGTTCTTACAAGTTCCAGCTCGACTATATCGCCGTCCATATGTGCTAGCAGGAGGAGCAGTTATCGGTTGGTTACGACCACGACCTGAGAAAATTATCGGTTATACACCTGAACCAATCAGTGGTACAGCTAGAAAAACCAGTAGTGCTGTAAATGCTCGTGATGATTCTAATACGTCTAGTAATATCTTTCAGGAAATCGATCCAAACCAAGTAGTGGATATGAAGGGTTATGTTACCGACGGTGAATCTGTCAATGGAGATACAGTCTGGTACGTAACTGCTCGAAGTGGGAAATATATGAGCCGTCAACTATTCGAGGATAAAGACTTACACGATTTACCAGACCTCACTCCTAAGGACAATATTCAGGGATATCAGCGTAAAGCAGTTGAAAGTGGAGTTCGTGCTAGAAAAGCACCAAATACGTCAAGTGATGTAGCCCAAATTATAAGTGGAAATACAATTATCGACATGAAAGCTTGGTGTCGTGGTGAAAGTATTGAAAATAATGACGTTTGGTTCGTATCCAAGGAAAATAATCTCTATTTATGGAGCGGTGCATTCACTGATACAGGTACACACGACCTTCAAGAAGTAGTTGTAAACACTCCTCGTTCAGAAAAAGAGCAAGAAAAAGACTACAGTAAACAGATAATCGACATTTCTAACTATCAGAATGAAAAAGTTGTAGATATCTTCCCTAAAGTAGGTGGAGTAATCGTGAAAACTGGCTGGGTTGGCGAGAAATTCGGTGGAAATGAGTTCAAATTAGACCCGCGTGCTAAATTATTCACAGATAAAGCTCGTGAAGCTGGTAAATTACTTGGATTTTACTGGTTACCATACTTTTCAACTAGAGAAGAGGCAGAACAGAACGCTGAGTACTTCGTAAAGTGTATTGAAGCTCTAGGAAATCAGGCTGGTGAATTGTTATTCATTGACCTTGAACCAGACTTTGAAGGTACAGCCGAACAAATTAGTGTATTTAGTAATATTGTGCTGCAGAAAACTGGTAAACAAGTCTTTACTTATGCAGGTGAAAGTATTATTAAGAAATTGGGCTTGGAACGAGCGGATTGGTATCCAAACTATGGAAATCCAGGCAATTACGCACACGGTTCGTTTATTCATCAATATTCAGAATCAGGTACAATACCTGGCTATGATGGTAAATTGGATATGAATGTTACAAGCAAATCAATAGAAGAGATTAAAAGTTTGGCAAAAACAACTACCGTGAATAAACAAGATGATACGCCAATTAACAATGTAAATGAAAAACAAGGAGAAAAGAAAGTGGCAACCCCTATCTATACTAAAGATGACATTAAAGCTATTGAAGAGATGAACAGACAAGCTCTCGATCTAGCTAAAGATGTTTCTGAATCAGACGAAGTACAAGACATTGTAAAAGGAATTAGTAAACGAACTAAACTAACAGTCTACTTTATCGGCGATGGTTTGATTGGTCTAGGAATTATTATTCCTCAATTAGCCGTAGCTTTACAATTGGGTACATTAGAACAAGTATCAGCATTGTCAGGCGTTTGTGCCGCTGCTGGTGCATTTCTTCTAACTATGTTTGGTATTTATAAAGACAGTAAATAGAAGTTTGATAATATAGGAAAGTAGGCGAATAGCCTACCTTTGCCCCTCCTTTCGGAATAGCCCCTTTAATAGGGGTTATTCTTTATATGAAAAGATAGACCCCACGAATGAGGTCTATCAGAAAGGACAGAAGTAGTTTGAATAAACTACATATCTATTATACATCAAAACTTGATTTATGTCTAGAGGGTAGTATTATAGAAGTATGAAAGAGAATCTTCACCATATTCTATATCAACGGAAAAAATGGCAAGATACACCAGAGGGGGCTTGTTTAAGAGAAACTAATGGACTAGTAGTGCCGATGGATATTCAAATCCACCAAGAACTTCACAATGAGTTATGGGAAGGTGTTCCATTACTAGGAAGTACGGCGATTAGACAAGTAATGACCGAAATGAACCATTCTACTAAATATCTAGATGTGATAGATAATGTTATGTGCCTCATTGATAAAACTAGAGATCCACTAGCTGATCTAGCTTTATGTGCTATTGAAAATCAATTACCATTCATTAAAGAAGGAATTACTCGTCAGAGAATATCTAACAAACGCCGTAGACGCTCTAATTACAGAGTTTTATCTACATTGGTATAATTTATCAACTATTACTCTAAAGTCGCTTAGAAACGCTTAGAAAAGGAAATAGACCCATATTACAGGGTCTATTCTTATATTTATACTATCTCAGTACCAATGATTACTTGACCAGAAGTTGTATGCTCCAGCGTAACTACCATATCGGCTTTTCACGTAAGAGTGTTGCCATTTAAGTTGGTCTACAGGGTTAGAAGAGTAACATAATGAATTTGCTGGCTTGTTAAGACATTGTGCTAATCCGAATGCTCCACTGCTTGCGTTTCGGGCTTGTGGGTTCCAGCTAGATTCTTTGGTTACGATGTAATCTACATACGCCCAATCACTTTCTGGGATTCCTGCCTGTGCCATCAATTGTTGCTTATTTCCACTAACATTTCTTGATGGAGCTGCTGCTGAAGCCGTTTTCGATACTGTAGCTGCTTGTGCTAGCTTTTGTTTAGCCTCAGCCTTAGCTTGAAGTTTAGATTCTAATTCTAGTTTTTGCTTTTCTAATTCTTCAATCTTCTTTTGAGATTCAGCGTTACTATTTTTCGAATTATCTAATTCTTTAGTTGTTTTATCTAAGTCTTGATTGATCTTATTTAAATTATTGTTAAGTTTCTTGAGTTCACCATCTTTTGTCTTAATTTGTGTATGTTGAAACTCAATTCGACCGTTTTGTTCTTTGTTATTTTGAAATGCCCAGGTGCCGACTGCTAATAAACTAATTACTAGCAAGCCAATTATCATTTTTTCCATGAAATGTGGCTTCTGTGGAGTTTTGGTTAATTTACTCATAACAAGTGCTTCCCCTTAAACCAAAGATTAGAGTAGGCTATTTTTTTCCTTTCGCTGCAAAAGCGGTTACTATTAGATAAAGTGTAAAGGCAATTTGTGGCAAGATAAGAATCTTTGGTAACTTACCATCCAACCCATTCCAAATTGTATAGGCTGACCACGACATCGAACAAACGATGAGTGCCATTACAATAGCCATTATACCATCTATAAGACGCTTAAAGCTAAAGTTTGTATTCTTGGAGTTTTCTAATTTACTCATTTTTTAATATGTCCTTTCTTTTTATAAGCTAGCTCTTTTCTAACTTATATATCCATTATATATCAAAAATGATAAAAAGTCAATAGTTTTTATGCTTTTTCTTCACAATTCTTAGGTTTTACCTTATTCCAATAGAAGTCGTGCACTTCATCTCCTGATGGATTTCTACGGAAAAAGAAGATTAAATGCTTATCTTCCTCGCTTAATCCTAGGCTAGTATTTAATGCTACTGCCTTATTTGTTAAGTTTTTGGTCATACCTACTAAACGGAATGAGTCTTTCTTTATTTGTCGGTAGTCAGATACTATCTTTTCATAAATAGGCTTGACTTGGGGTAGAAATTCATCTGGAATATTCATATCTACCAAGGTTTCACCATTTTTTAACCGTTCCCAAATGCTCTTAGGAGTAATGTTTGAGATAAATCTATGTCGCTCTATAAATTCTTGAGTTTTGATCTTAACTCTAGCTCGAGTTTCAACGTCGCATAATACAACTCCTTCGATACCAGATTTTTCTAGATATTTTCTAGCTCGCGTTGGGGTAAAACTTTCAACAGGGGTAAGAAATGCAGGTAATTTAACCGATGTAGGGAATAATTCACTTCCATCATTAAATCTTACTGCCCAGCATTTTAATTTCGGAACATTTCCGTGTTTAGTAACAATAATTGCTTCATCTCCAGGAAAATCCATTAACAATTCACAACAGAATAGAATATCCTCTACCAGTTTATCCTCTCCAAGACTATCTAATACTAATTTATAAGCTGTTTGAGCATACTTGCTCTCAAATGAACCTTTAGATGTAACTATTAATCCATATTCATGGTCATTGATAATCTGAATCATATAACCGTCTTCTTTAGCTGTGATATAACAATCCTCAAACGAAACATCTTCTGCATCAGGTTGTCCTGCATTGAAAAACTTTGGAACGCAATTTATAACTATTCGTCCTGAATCATCTAAGACTAACCCTCTTGCCATACGAGTTTCTGGGATCCAATTTCTTTCAACCTCAGTTTTCTGTGTATATGTATAAATACTCAATGGTAATTGTGGATGTCTTTGAACACGGATATATCCATCTTTAACTAACTTGTTGAGTTGTTTCTGTAGTTTAGTCTTTACCATAAACTATTCACCTTTAATGAAGATATTATTTCTTATCTTCATTCTTACCTAATTCAGATAAAATAGCACATACTCCGAGAGTAATTATAATTAATGCAATAGCTATTATGCCCTTAAAGAAACTCTCATTAGTTATTGTTAAATAAACGATAGCTCCAAAGAATAGAAATAATAGTAAATTTCTAATAATTTTCATAATTGACCTCCATATGATTCTCTTCTATAGTTATTAGATTGATCCTTTTCAATTAAGTTAGCCAACTTACGTGCTGAGGCAAACTTATTCTCATATCTATCAACAATTGACTTGGCTCTCTGAACTTGGTATTTCCATTCAATCTCAATCCTCACTACTCGTACATACTCTTCGTTCTGAATAACCCAAGCCTCTTGTTCCTTTTGATTATTTAATCCTAGAATGTCTTTACGTTTAGTGCATTGACCCCACAATTTAGCTATCTGGCGTTTAGAATCGTCTTTTGCGTAATCATAGGCTCGTTGTATTTTAGATAGTAGTAAATTAGCGTCAGCAATTAAATCAGGCAAGGTACTTAATTCGCGTTGAATGTCCTGTTCGCTCATGTAAGAAACTTGTCCGTACTCTTTAAGCTCCTCAGCTATTTTACCTAGAGATTCATCGACTTTGATAATATATTTCTCAAGTCGTTCAATACGCTCTTTTTCTTCTTGCGTTTGGAATATTTCCTGCCCTATCACTTTACCCCTCCATATTTATATATTTATTATACAAAAATAGAGGCTATTTTTCAACCTTTCTTTCTAACTGGTAAATAATTGTTACCAACAGAAGTAATACTGCAGTTCTGAATAAAGTATAGGAATTGCTCACAAGAAACACCAATCCTACAACGCCCACCAACACTATGAAATCTATACCCTTATCTTTCATTTTCATACACCCCTAATTTCTTTATTCTTCGTTAAGACGATTCTGATACTTATTCTTCAAATCTAATAGCATTCTTTCCAGCTGGTTTAATTCTTCAAGTTCTCGATCGAAGGTGTCAAGATTATGTATCGCTGACGAAGTAATTGCACTCAAGAGAACATTAATTGCTCTGAGTTGTACAAGGCTAGTCTGATAGAAAAATGCCTTGTCACTTCGCTTAATATTCATTGTCATTTCTCCTTTCACGCCTTAATTATTATCTTCAGTGTTATTCTCTTTTGCGATCCGCTCAAGCTCTCGCCTTAACAAATACTCCGTTGTCCACGTTGTAGACGCGTGCATCTCTTTTGCAAGCACTTCAATTTCATTAACTATACTTTCTTCGATTCGCATTAACCTTGTCAATTTTCTCATATAATCCTCCTTCTGCCCGATTTATGCCTCGGGCGGGGCAGGTATTAAAATTATCGACCTAGTACTATATCGATTTGCTTGTCGTGGTTTCCATCGAATAGGGTTAAAACTCGATCACCATCAGTCCAATACTTATAGGCTTTTATATTCTTAAATTGTTTGTGTAAATATTCTTTTAATAGATTGACCGTTTGGCGATAGAATCGTGAATAACAAGCTTGCTCTTCTTCACCTTTATATTCTTGCTTACCTAATTCTTTAAGTAAATGAACTTGTTGCTTTAATTGACGTTCGTAAATAATCATTACAATATCTCCTTTAATTATTTAACCTTCAATTATTTTTTTAATTTGATTGTATTTTTTACGAGCCTGAGCAGCTGTTTTAAATTCTTCCCAGCCATTACCTTTACGCTCCCAGTAACGAATAATGTCACCGTCATCTAATTGCCATCTTACGTTGTATAGTCCTGTGCTAACTTCTCGATATAAAAATACGAACTGATATTCATTCTTTGTACATTGTAGTTTCATATTATTTACTTTGCCCTTTCTTTAATATGATATTGTGGTTAGATATTGTTGCTATACTGCTTCTTATCTAACTATCTATATTATATATAAAGTGTATACAAATTGCAATACTTTTTCCAATAAAAATGGTGTAAAATTTACAATAAAAATATTGCCGTTTTCCTGTTAAAGAATAGCGGCAATTATAGTGATTTAGTTATTTAATCGATATTAATTATTTGATGTATTTATCTTTTGAACAAGTCAAGTATGTAATTTTATGATACTCTGGTTCGGCTAAATTAATAATTTCACCTAGACATATAAAATAGACAAGTCCATTTGGAGCTACTCGTATTCGTCTAATGCCGTGTGTACCCAGACCTAGGTTCCATTGAATATAATCCCAACCGAATAATTTATGCCATAACCTCCACATAAGAACTCCTTTCTATTGTTATTTAAGATAAATCTTTATTGTAAATCATTTACATTTGTTTCGTGAATATTACCTATTACTTCGCAAGTTTTTTCTGGATTGAAATCACTCAAGAATAGGTACATAACAATTTTTCCTCTTTCATGAACCTCAGCCATAAATGCACCTTGTTTGAAAATAATCTTGCCTGCCCAGCCAATCGAGTTTTTACCTAGTGGCTTCTGAAAGATGATATCATTCTCATAAATAGCTTTACCATTCTTGTCCTTCAGCCCTGTCCATTGTTCGACAATATTCTCACCACCTAGTATGTCGGAAACCTGTTTATAGAGATTAGGCTTAGATAGAATAGGTACGAATAGAAGTTCTCCATTCGGTGACATATACACGAAGTTATTTGAAATATATTCTTTTGACGAATTATTCCAGACTCTGAACTTAATTTCCCTCATCAGAGTAGACTTCCTTTCCTACATTCCATTGTTATAGCTTTTCATTTTAACCCTTCCAATTCCTTAAGCTTTTCAGCAATATCTTCAGCGTACTCTTTGTCCCATTTATCTTGACAGCGTTTATCTAATAACTTAATTATTTCATCTAGCGAATAAATACATTTCGGGTTACGCTCCTCGATTGGACCATAACAACTGCAATGACCTAATTCTATGAACATAAACTTACCGTTGTTATCTTTAAGGATTGCCGCACCATTTCCACTATATATATAACCTTCATAGTTATAGATGAAATACTCATAAATTCTTTCGTCTAAATATTCTAAATCGTATTCACCTAATGGGTCTTTACCGACATTATAGATTTTCATACTTCCTCCTTCACAAAGCCACGAGTGATATCACCCATTTCATCAATTTCAGTTTGGGTGAATGTATTTTGATAATCTTTCCAGTACCCGCCTAAATATGATAGTGATAAACAATAATAATTATCCTTTTTAGTAAGATATCTATAATCTCCATCAAAGATATTAATCTCATCGTCAATATCTAATCGTAAGCGATACCTTTTTTCTGTTTCACGCTTGTCTAATGGGGTACGGGCATAACGGTTCATAAGCTCATAGAGAGTTACATGTGTGGGGTTCTTATGGTTTAGACTGTCATAACATGTGTCTACTTGGAGCGGCTGATTAAGACTAACATTAGCAATTGTACAATTATTATCTTCCACAAATAGGCGAGATACATTCTTCCTACATCTAAATCCCAGCTTCTCCGCCTCACGCATAAGCTCTTCTGTTGTGATGTAATCGGTCATTTAGATCTCCTTCCCATTTTTGTAGCATTTCGAATAGCCCATTTGACCACCAACCGTTTTACAGCGGGCTTCAGTGTTCTTGTTTTGAATCTCTTGTTCATTCATTTGAAGTTCCCAAACAGTAAACAGGAATAGAGCGACAATTGGTAAGAACATCACGACGAGAATGCCTACTAAGGACCAATCAATATTAAACTTCATTTT